ACGGTGCGGTTACGTCACGAACCCATGTGCCACCTGTGAAGGTGACCTCAACGGTGGCAAGTTCGCCCACGGTTGAGTTGATTGGGGTGAAGTCGCTGAGCATGCAGTTAGTGATGATGTACTCAGGGTTGCTAGCGGACTCTGTTGTGCCAGATGGCGAGATGGTCAACACGGTTGAACCTGTGCCCACGCAAGAGTTGAGGATTGCTTCAACTTCTGAAGCGCCATAGCTGAGGAACAAAGTCATTGTGACTTCGACGTTCTGAAGACCAGCAGTGAAGCGGTGTCCAGTGTCGCCAAAAGCGGTGGACTCAAGCGAGTCAACGCCGACCATGACGCTGACAGCGTTTGCCTGATCTGAAAGGTCTGTGGTGGTTGCGCCCTGCGTGATGTTAATCGTGGCATTGCTGAGGAATGTTGTTGTAGCCATGAGGGCTCCTTTGTTAGTTGCGCCGTACGGCTACGGCAACGGTTAAGTCGTAAGAAGGCAGGTCTTGCCCCCCTACGGATACGAGGCCCGGACGTAAATCCGTGACCGCGATAGGTGAGTTCATAATCTGATCTGCGATTTTCATCAGGTAATCGCCTGCGTCTTGGTTGCCCGGAGGCGGAGCCAAAACACGAAGACGAAGAGTGATGTTTCCGACGTTGTATGTAAACACGTCAACGGTTGGAAGTTCGATAAGTACCGACTGGGGGCGAGCGTTGCGAGGATCAGTAACAGGAACAAGACCGAGTGTCGTTAGTTCTGTCTTGCAAGCGTTAACGGCTGTAAGAAGAATGTCCACAGATGGTGAAGGTCCAGGTCCAGGTCCGGGTCCGGGTCCGGGTCCGCCGCCCATGCTCATGCGACTTGCGCCCTTCCACAGCCGAGCAGCTGCATAATGCGAGCAAGGTTTACAGGGAGAGCAAGATTGCCCATGCCGTCAAAACCTGCGTACGCATCGCCACTGGTGCCACGCTCACGGTAGATCTGTGCGGCGTAAAGTGTCGCTGCCATTTCCACGGATGCGTTAGGCACAACGGAGGGTGAGTCGGTGTAGCCACCTTCACGGCGCTTATTAAAGCACCAAAAGTTGGAAGCTGAGACACACTTTGCAATGTAGGCCGTGTCATTGGCGGTCGCCACGTCAATTCCCAAGAAACTGAGAACCAACGCTGAAGTCGTCCATGCCGGGGAGACGGTGTAGGTGACAGTGCCAGTGGCGGTGTCGTACTCCACGTCTGCGCCTGTATCGGCATAGATGATTTGGTTGGGCTTCGACACGTCATAGTCAAAAACAAGAACGCCGTACTGGTCTACTTCGACCAGTTCGTATTGCTCAATCGAGAAGACCGTCACGGTGCCGTTGAAGGTTGTGTCGGTTACGCCAGCGATGACAACGGTGTCACCTACTGCCACTTCGGAGAGGGTCAGGGTCTGTACGGCTGCGTAGTTGTTTACACGCGCGGCGTAAACGATTTGACTAACAGACATACAGACCCTTTCCTACTACCTAGTCGTTACGCGAATGTGAAGCGAACGAACTTTGTTGGGTCGATCATCAACGCTGCGAAGTAACCGCGGAGAGCGATTGTGCGCGACAGTGTCGATGGTGACTCGATGGACATGGTGCCCTTCTGCTGTTCGAAGAGTTCGTAGCCCGAAGCATCGCCAACGATGGCGGTGCCAGCTGCGAAGTTACGGTCAACAACAACGGACAAGCCAAAAGCGTTTCCGCCGTACGAGTTCACACCAAGATCGCCGTATGCGTTCATTGGGCCCACCTGTGGGAACAACGGACGGTTGGACGTGTCTGCAAGTGCGATGAGGTTACGCCAGCGATCTGGTGCAACGAACAAGTGAGTCGGCAAGTTGCCGTCTGACGAGCTGAGGATTGTGGATGCAGCCTCTGCGATTTCGGCTGACCAAACTTCAGGCTTAGCCACGTCTGCAAGAGCGAACGCTTGTGTGACGCTTGCGCCTGCAACCAACTGGTCAGCTGCGTAGTTGTCGGTTGCGTTTGCGTAGATGCGGCCCATGTCGTCAAGAACGACCTGCAAGATTGAAGGATCTGACCAGTCAATGTCGGCTTCGGAAATGTTTACATATCCGCCGAAGATTTGCTTGGTGACTTGGTTGTTGAAAACGACCATTGTTCCTGCGGTTGGAGCCTGCTCGCCGATGGATGCACCGATGCTTGTGTGCGTGGTGACCTCTGGACGGATGAAGACCTTGCCGCCTGCAGGCATTGCACGAACGCCGATTGCGTCAACTACTGGACGGCGTCCGATGAAGTTGTTGTAAACAGGGGAAAGGATTGGGGTTGGCAAGATGCCGGGTGTGTCGGTTGTGACGATGTCAGGTGCAGCTGCGCGGAGTGCTTCTGACATTGCGCGCCACTGATCGCCACCCGAGATGGCAGCAGCGATGTATTCGACTGCTGTTGGGAGTGGGGTCTCGCGACGTGCTGCCGCGAAGATTGGTGCTGTTGGAACAGTTTCAGCCGAAGCCTCAACCGTTGGGGTTACTGCAGACATGGTTTCCTCCTCAGGAATGTCTAGGGGTTGGGGTTCGACAACTTCTTCTTCTGACTCTTCGTCAGGCTGGGAAGCAGCGATTTCTGTGATGACCGCATCTGCAAAAGCAGGCTGTGCGACCAACGAGATCTCTACGAGGTTTGCCTTAGAGACAACCATCGTTCCGTCTTTGTCGTATTTAAATTTGACAGGGATTGCGCCAACACTTACGGAGTCGTAAGCGCCAGCCTTGATGAGTTCAATGGCCTCATCAGATGCGCGAGTCTTTGCAAACTTTGCTGTAAACAAAAGACCCTCTTCGGCTTCAACGAGTTCGGTGACAACACCACGCAGCTGCGTCATGTCGTGACCCTCAAGAAGTTTTGGTGCTTTTGCGTTTACATCAAAAGCGCCACGCTTAAACATGACTGACTCACCCGAGGAAACTGCCGCTGGAGTGTCCCAAGGAACCGCCACACCCGTAATGGATCGGGGGCTGTCCTCGCCAGCGGCAGCGTCCAAGGTGACTGGCACGGCTACAAACTCAATTTTCACAATTCATCATCCGTTTCATTGTTAGGCATTCCACTAGGGGAACTCGTCTCAGATCCTTCGTAGTCCTCAATGTCAAACTCGACATAGCGGTTACGGGGAAGAACTTGTGCGCTGGAAAGGGTCTGCTCAATAGCGTCCATGTAGATACGAGCGCCAAAAAGGTACAGATCCTGACGCGCCTGCTGGGCGTTCTGATAAGTCATCCCATTTCCTTCGGCTGGTGCGCTCACGAGGTAACTCGGCACGGAGCAAAGACGTGCCATTTCGAGACTTTGATACTTGCGCTGTTCCGCGTTTACTTCCTGCGGATTGCTAGACCATTCTCTAAATTGCACCTGCCTTGAAAGTGCCCCAATGGCGTTGGATTTTCTAGCGGCGGCCCAAGCCGAAGCAAGAGAACCAAGGTCATCACCTGACATGTCTTCGCCGTCAATCTGCTGGAGGTAACCCGGCACGGTTTCAAGAGATGCGTAACGGTCAGCAGCCTGATCTAAATACAACGTCGTGTTGATGGCGCGCTGACCAATTTTCAAGATGCCTTCAATAGGGCTCAAGAACTGGATCACATTGCTGACATCCAAGGGGCTGCCGTTGAACTCCAGCTCCGTTGACGGCCCGAAATACTGAGGGATACCTGTCTGCTCGGTGCTGGAAATATTTGCAGCTGGGAGCCATGTAAACGAGGCAGGCAACCCGGTCGAGTAGCGCGTTGTGACGTAAGCGTAAGCCGCGCCGTAGAAAAACATATCGGAAAAGATGTTTACGAAGAAGAACGAGCGTGACACTTTCGGGTCGGGGGTTTCCATCCACGGCTCAAGAGGCAGATAAACCTCGTCGTAGTCGGAGCCGTTCCACTGTTTTGAGTAGTGCTTTAACCCGACAGATCCGATGATGCCTGCAAGAAGATCTCGGGAACGGGACACCGTTGGGATGCTCAGCGCACGAACCTCAGCAGAACCAGTGGTGTAGTTGATGAAGTTGCCGATATAGGACGCGCCTGCAGCCGCCTGCACAGGTGCAGAGGCAAAAGCAGCCGTGTCAACTTTGCGTGAGAAAATACCCATCCACTCGGAGTCTTACACAAGATTGTTGCAAATGCAACTATCTCGAAGAACCCATTGTCGGTTTATTTCCGTGTCCGGGTCTCGACACCATCGCAGCTGCAACGATGAGACAACGGCAAGCCTCAATGGGCCCCGGCGAGCGTTGGCTGGAAATTGACAATGCGCCACCCTGACCGCGAATCAGCACCGCCCTGTTTACATGCTCGGACAACAACACCTCGCCAGTGTGCTTGACGCGGTCTTCGTTAATCAGACCCTTAACCGTGGACGTGTACTTGTTAATTTCGCCGTAGCCCCACTGCACCGTTCGACGTTGGTACTTCTCAGGCGTGTGAATAAACAAAGACGGCGTGATAGCCAGCTGCGTTTTCGGTTCACGCTCCAACGAGGCTGTGATCTGCTCCCACATTTCAGCAATTGACTCAGTCTGAAACTCGACACTGGCGACAATGTCTCCGTCTGTGTTTTTGCGACACCAAACGCCTACGTACTTTGAGTCGTCCACGGCAGAGTCCACCGCCAGCACCGAAGTCGTTCCGTCCCACTCGGTGTTTTCTGTAAACCGCTTTGCCCACTGCCCCGGCGGAAGCCACGAAGATGCAGCACTCACCCACATGTTGCAGTGAGCGCGAAGCCACTGAGATCGGTCAGGGCTGGCGTGTGCAGCTCTAAGACTTTTGATAGTGACCGTCCGAGGCATTGAAGGATTGGCGTACCCCCAATAGCGCTCATCATCAGGAGAAACAGAATCGGGGATGCTCCACTCAGCCATGTACAACTCGCCCGGCTCACCCTTGTCAATCTGACCGATGGCCTGCTCCCTGAGTTTTTTCATGACCGTGCTCGACTCATCGCCAGCGGTGGACACCAACAAAGACAACCCTGACTTCACAGCAATCTGTGCAGGCTTCAAAGCCCCGAAATATGCAGCCTCGGTAATCGCCCACAGCTCGTCCACAATCAGAACGTCCACGCCTGAGATGCCGTGCTTCTTCCCTGTCGCAGCCTTGACCAAATACTCGGAGCCGTCAACCATCTTGACGCGGTGACGACCGTACGCCCACGTCACTTTGCACAGACCCGACTCCTCCCACAACTCAAACAGGTCACGCAGATCCTCAAAGACTTCAGTCGCCAGTGACAACTCATGAGCAGTAGACACCACCTTGACAGGTCTGCCCCAAATACGAGGCAACTCGAGAAGACAGAACCCCACCACCGCCGAAAGCATGAACGTCTTTCCTTGCTGGCGAGCACAAAACGCCATAGCGGACGAATGTGTAAACGCCCCGTCATCGTCATGCTCAAAAGCACCGGTCAATACGTTGACCTGCCACGGGAACAAATTTCTCGAGAGGTGAGCAGCTGCAAACTCTGCGATGAGAGGCCCGAAAGACTCGTACCCATATACGGGCGTTTCCAACCGTGGCTGATCAGAACCAACGCCAACCGTTAAAGGCGGAAACAGATCGTCTTGAACCGAGTCATGACCGTTTTGGGAGATACGAGGAAA